CCCCGCGTGGTCCGCCCCGCCATCCTGCGCGACGACCTCGACGGGCGTGTGTTCATCGCCATGGGCCGCTACAACGGCGGCGGCATGTACGAGACCCACGTCGGCCGCGCGCTGGACGACTACGCCGAGTTCATGGAGGGGCTGCGCAACAACGACGACGACCTCGACTACGACGAGGTTGACCTCAAGTACGACCAGGACGCCGACGAGGTCCTGGCCGACGAGTTCGACAACCCCAAGGAGGTCTTCGGCTTCTACGAGGGTGAGGGTTGGCAGACCATCCCCGACAACGCTGACTGGGGTGTTGGCGGTGACACCTCGGGTGGCAACTTCGACATGCCCAGCGTGTCGGTGGACGACGACAGTATCGAGCACCCGACCGAACAGGAGCAGGCCTTCGCCGAGGGCATCGCCGAACAGCTTGCGGGCACAGGTGCCGACCCCGACGACCCCATCTTCGAGGTCGAGGGCGACGACGCTGACCTCGCCGCTGTCGTGGAGCACAACGCGGACACGTTCCAGGTCGAGCCCGACGTGGACGCCATCCGCGCCATCATCTACGACAACGTCGGCCATTTGGACTCCGACGACCTATGAGTCGGAGTCCTGCACAGGTCGACTCGAAGACTCGACCTGAACTCGACGCGGGCGACCTGTAGCGATGGAACCAACCATCGAGCATCCCGACGAGGCGCTGGACGAGGCACGCGCCCTCGCCGAAAAGGCTGAGCAGGGTGACCTGCTGGCGTTCATCAACACGATGGACGACCTGGCCACCACCGACGAGGACGGGGACGCTGACGTGGAGGGGCTGGCCGACGAGACGCTGCCGTTCTACGAGGACGACAGGGCGCTGGCGGCGCTGATTGGCTTCACGACGGGTGCGGCCATCGAGCGCAAGTACAGTGACCACCGCCTCGACGCGGCCGAGCCCGCCGAGCAGGACGACGACGCTGGCGACATCGAAGACACCGTGTAGGTCCCGCGTTTTTTTTTGGGTTGGTTATCGAAGGGCTTAAGTGGATAGCCACGCAAGTGGTTCGTGTATGCAACCACACGACCACGAATGGGAGGTGCCCCACGACGACAGCGCCGTCTTCTACGAGGACGGTGCGGTGTTCGTTCGACAGTACTGTCAGTACGTCGAGATACTGGACAGCTACACGGACTACGCCCGCGACGAGGTGTACTACGAAGAGGGACAGTCCTGTGACAGGTCCCGCACGTTCCGCTTCGACCTGACGGGCGTCAAAAAACTGCGGGGACTGAACGACATGCACACAGACCGCTCTGTGTGGCTCGCAGACTCGCGTGAGTCGTTCCTCTCGCTGCACGATGAACACCCCAGGCTGGTCGAGGAAATCGAACAGCGCGCCGCTGACCGCCTGTGTGGCCCCGCTGGTGACGACGAGATGCCCGCTGCACTCGACTGGGTCGTCTGGGACGACGTTGACAAGGGGCCACACACCACCATGGTGCCGTACGGTGGGGACATCTATCAGGTGCGATACGAGTTCACGGAGGAACGATGACGGACCTCCCCAAGCTCGTGGACGAGGACGGCAACCAGCTACAGGTCTACACCGACGGTGAGGTGGTCGTCACCTTCGCCGATGGCAGTGAGGCTGTCGAGTCCTTCGAGGACGGCGGCAAGGAGATGACGCTGGAGTTCGACAGCCCGCAGCTTGTCGAGGACATTACGTTCCGCCAGACGGCGGCCAAAATTACCCATGGGAATGACGGTTAGTTGCCCCACGTGGTCGGGTGACCCGAACACCGCTGCCCGCGAGATGTGGGAGTGTGCCAACGTCGCCACGGACCTGGCCGCGTGGTCGCTGTTGCTAACCAGCGCACTCCTGTTGCTGTCGGCCGTGCTGTGCTGGCTGCTGGTGCTCCGCAACCTTTAAGTGCGGCGGCACCATACGTGGCACTGTATGGGAGACACCACCTACACCTTCGGTATCGCTGGCCTGCCAGGCGCTGGCAAGAGCGTGGCCGCCGAGTACCTCGCTGACGCTATCCTCGACGGTGAGGCGACGGCCACCGAAATGTCGGACTTCGTCCGCACCAAGTTCGAGGCGAGTCAGGGAGTCGCCTCTCTGAGCGCGAACTCGAAGACTTCTCGCAAATTCGAGGCCGAGCACGACGACGAGGTCACCGACAACGAGCTTGGCGCCTGGGCTGCCGAGCAAAAGGCCGAGTACGGGCAGGGCTATTTCGCCCGCCAGCTTGCCGAGACCTGGCAGGACCCCGACCGCCCGCACACGGTCGTCTCGGGGCTGCGCTCGCCCGAAGAGGCGACGGCACTGCGGGACGCGTTCGGCGAGACCAGCACGGTTATCCTGTCCATCTGGACGCTGCCTGGGCTGCGCTTCAAGCGCAAGTACGGGGCCGACCCGCGTGTCGACCACCCTGACTGGGACACGTTCATCGAGCGCCGCGACCGCGAACTCTACGAGTGGAACTGCCTCGACTACTTCACGGGCAACGTCGCGGACTTCATCGTGCCGAACAACGACGGCGTCGGTCAGTTCGTGGCCAAGCTACAGGACATCTACGCGCAGGTCGAGGGTGCTGACAACCGCGCCATCGACCTGGAACCCGACCGCGTCGAGTTGACGGAGTTCCTCCTATGAACGATGACTACACGATGGGGTTCGAAGAGTTTTTCTTCGACGTGGTCATCCCTGTCATGCCGATGGCGGGGCTCGCGGCCATCCCCATCGGACTCATAGACATGCAGTACGCGTGGAGCCGTACACAGGGCAAGGTGAGAGTCGGGATGGCAGCCCTGTCACACTTCCTCTATATCTTTATCGCGCTGGCCTTAGCCTGACCTTCGAAACCTTTTTTACCCTGTAGTCCATACGTAGTAGTGTATGGCAACAACTGTTACAAAAGAGGTCGAAATGTCCTTGACCGAGGCGTTTGACGACGAGACGCCCATCAACGTCCGCGACACGCACAGTCTCGACGTGACTGGGTCGAACCACGTCCGCTTGGACCCGCACGGGGAACACTGGTGGGTCCACGAGTTCGAGCTTGGCGACACGCCGTGGCGTGTGTACAACGTCTCGGAGAGCGAGAACGGCGGTGTGGCGGTCGAGTTCGTGCGCGAAGAGTAGGCTGCCGACCGTAAGTCTTTTACCGTCGGGTGCCCTACGATAGAGCACATGGTGATGGACGACTTCGACATCGAGGTCAAAGACGAGACGGCGCCCGACTACGATATTGCTGACAACTTCGCGGAGAACCTGGTGGACGCTATCCGTGCGGACATGGTCGGCAACGAAGAGGTGTACCTAATCACGCACTTCAACTACGCGACGGGGCTGTTCCCCGTGGCCGACCACTACAACGCCCAGATTATCACTGGGTCGTCCTCCGAGGGCAAGTCCGCGGTCAAGCAAAAGGTGGACCGTCGCTGGCCACCCAACTGGATGCTCCGCCTGACGGACATGTCCGAAAAGGGCGCGATTGACGACACGCGCTTCAACAACCGCTACATCTTTGCGGGCGACGAACTCAACAAGCTGCCCAGCAACGCCCGCGAGATACTCAAGTCAACGTTCGGCGACGACGCCGACGAAGAGGGGTGGGGGTACACCTACGTCCGCAACACCAGCCAGGAGGACGGTGACGCCGACCACGAGGAAAAGAAAAAGCAGACGATGCCCTTCACCGTCCTGATGGCCGACGAGAACGAGTCGGGGGCGAAGGACTGGGAGTTGAGTACGCGGATGATGGAGACCAAGGTCGAGTCCGACGAGGACATCAACGAGGCCGTCTCGGAGACCATGTGGGACGCGGACCACGTCACGGTCCCCGACCGCGAATACGAGTACGAGTTCAACTTCGAAGAGGGCAAGCAGGCCATCGACCACCACATCGCTAACATTCCGCGGCGGCCCTACAGCCGCGACGAGGTTCACGAGGGATGGATGACCAACCAGGAATACGCCAATCCCGTAGTCATCCCCCACGACGACAGCAAGGAGTGGCCCGTCGACGGCGGCTCACGCATGGTCAAGTGGCACGCCCACAACGTGGCCAAGCCCATGCTGCCCTTCGGCGAGTCCGACAGCAAGCGGGCGTCCAAGCTGATGGCCAACCTGACCCGCGGTTCGACGCTGTTGAACTACCACAACCGTGAGACGACGACCATCAACGGGCTGGACTACTACATCGCCGAACCCCAGGACCTGGGCAACGTCATCGCGGTGCGGGCCACGCTCATGTCGCTCACCCACGACATCGACGGCAAAAAGATGGCCGTCATCGACGCGCTCACCGACGAGCACAACGGCGTTGGGGCACCTGGTCCTAACGACGGTGTCCAGGCCACGGTGCAGGACATCGCCGAATACATCGATGAATACGCTGACATCTCCAGCCTGACGGAGGACCAGCTTCGCCCCATCCTGGCGCAGATGGCCAACCGCTTCCTGATGACGATTCACGAGGGTGAGGGCCAGAACGGCGCCCACCTCTACGAGTACCACGGTGGCTCTGCCTTCGGGCACCCGAACCTCGACATGTACCCCGAGGCCTTCGAGAACGTCACCGACCCCATCCGCGACCACCACATCAGCGAGACCGTCCGCGAGCACAAGGAGATGCTGTCGGACACGGTGGTCGAGACCGACGACATCATGTCCTCGACGTTCGACAGCGGCGACAGTGGTGGGGACACCGACGACACTGACGACGCCGAGAGCGACGAGAGCGGCACGCTGAGTAGTTTCACAGACGAGGACGACGGTGGGGACGAAACCTACGACGAAATCGACTCAGCGGTCGCAGAGCGCCTGTCAGAGACAATTGACGACAAGCGCGTGACCAGCCTGGACGACCTGCCCACTATCCAGCACATGCTCGGTATCAGCCCCGTCGAGTACGAGCAGGACGACCGCGGGATGCCCTACGTGGCTGCCAAGCGGCCACGCGAGGACGGTGACCGCGAGGGCACGCTGCTGGACAACAGCCACCACCTGTGGGGTGACAAGAGCGACGAGCAGGTCGAGTCCCGCGTCGAGAACAGCATCGCCAAGCTGCGGGCCAACGACGTGTTCGAGGTCCACGAGGACCAGGACAAGGACGGCCACAAGTACATCGTCATCCACGACAACGAACTCTAACTACTACGAACATCCCATGGCACATCTCGACGCGTGTCCCGAGTGCGGCGCACCGCTGGCCTTCATCGAGGGCTGCGAGCGGTGCGCGGCGGGCTGTGGATTCAGCCTCTGCTAACGCCCTAATCGGGATTTTGGCCGTTTGACCGTATCGCCCGACAAGCAAAACTCTTTTATACCCGCAGTGCCTATGTGCTGACGTATGGCACAAGGCTACGTAAGCGACCGTGACGGCGACGACACCGTCATGGACGACCCTGACGTGGCGGTCTCGTTCCGTCTCGACAACCTTCCACCCCAGCAGGCGTTCATGCTGGCCCAGAGGGGTGAGTGCGACCTGACTGACGAACAACTCGGCAAGTTGGCCCGTGGCGAGCAGCCCGACCTGGAGCACCAGTACGTGGAGTTCCACCTTCCGCTTCAGGCGGGGCTGGTGGCGCTCACCAACCTGGATGTGCTCGACCTGGATGGCGGCGAAGAGCCAACGGGCGAGACTGACGAGGACCCAGAGGTGATGACGGGTGAGTGACGTTACCATCGAAGAGTTGCTGGCGTTCTCCGAGGACCGTATCGACAGCGAGACCGAGGGGTTCGAGGGCGACATCCCCGACCACGGCGCCCGCATGATAGCGTCGTACAGCACGGACCTGCTCCAGACGCTGTCGAACATCGAGGTGCAGGAGGCCCGCGAGGACGTGGACGACCCCAGCGACGAGTACATCAGCGAGGCGGTGGCCGACGACCTCGTCAATGTGCTGATGGCGGTCATGGCCACGGCGCTGGAGCACGATGTGGACCTGGGTGACGCGGCGGCCGAGCACATCGAGTTCGTGCGTGACTACCACGCCATGCACGAGGCGTTGCAGGACGCCGAGACCCAGGACGAGGCCGCCGAGGTCTTTGACGAGCACATGGGTGACCACGCCGAGGCTAACCCCATCGCCGAGGCGGGACAGACCATGGACATGACCAGCATCGAGCCTGGCGACAACGTGGACGACGACGAGTACGAGCACGACCACGAGGACAAGTCGTACGCCTGACCGCGACGGTCATCCTACGGAACGACCGTAAGCCTTTTTAGAGTTCGTGTCCTATTAGTCACTGTATGGGCGACGATAGCGACACGAACGATAAGACCGAAGAGATAGCCGAAGAGGCCGAGGGCGTGCTCGGCGAGGACACTGACAGTACTGACGAGCCACTGCTCACGCTGGATGATGGTGGTGAATCCGAGGACGATGGTTGAGGATACTGTCCAGTTGTCGGTCACCGTCGACGTGAGTGAGGCCAGCGACGAGCAGGTCGCCATGTACCAGCAGATGGCACAGCTTTTCGGCGACCGTTTCGAGACGTTTGTCGAAAAGAACATCGACTACGGGTCCTCGTTCCTGACCGCTGGCGAGGTTGACCAGGCGTTGGGCGGCGAGCACGGTGGTCCTTTCGAGAGCGCCAGGGAGGCCAACCTCTACAAGCTGTTCACCCGCATACAGGACAAGGACCAGCGGTTCTACCAACAGGTGTTCTGTGGCGGGCAGGACCTTGTCGGCGAGTCCACGGCCGAGACTGCGGGTGACGCTGCGGTGTACTGGTTCATGGTCGAGTGGCTGCTGCGACACGGTGACGCATGATGCGCCGAGTCATGGAGTCGGCGCTATATAGTCGCGCTGCGGGGGCGAGCGCGACATGACTGAATACGACGACTCCATCAAGCAGATGTGCTGGCAGGTGTACTGGGAGGGCTTCAAACTCGGCCGTGGTGTCGAGTTCTACGAGGATGTGCTGCGGCGTACGGCACGGACGCGGTTCGAACGGTGGTGGAAAGCAAATGCAGCGGAATGACGAGGGACAACTCGTCTCGGAGGAAGCGACCAACGACCGTTGCCCGTACTGCGGTACCGACAGAGAGGCACTGGACGACTTCGAGGACCACATCCTCTCGACCTGCGACAGTCGGCCGAAGACGCGCATACGAGAATGACCGAGCACGAGTGCCCCTACAACAACGAGCACTGCGAAATTGGGTCGATGTGTCCGCCGTGTACGCGTGACCAGGACGTGTACGTCGAGTACGGCTACTAACGCAACTCTTTTATAGCTGGACACCGTAGTGCGCGTGTGAACATCGACACCGCCAACCACGAAGACATCGACCGAGACGAGGCCATCGCTCGCCTGCCAGAGGTCGAGGATATCCGCGACGAGACGCTGCGGGAGATGGTGATAGGCGCCATCCAGTCGTTCCCAGCCTATTTCTGGACGGCACCCGCCTCGACGCGCCATCACCCGCCCGAGCACCGCCAGCGCCACGGCCTCTGGCTGCACACGAAGCGTGTCTGCACCAAGTGGGAACGTCAGGCCACCTCGATGGTTAAGCAGGGCCACTTCGAGTGGGAAGACGTGGATTACGGCCGAGCGGCTTGTCTTCTGCACGACATGCTCAAGTACGGCGAGCCGCCCACCAGCGTCGACAGCACGGTCAACAACCACGACCGTGTGGCCGCCACGTGGCTGGACGAGCACACGCAGCTTCCCCAGCCCGTTATCGACGCTGTCGAACAGCACAACGGTGCCTGGTACGCGGGTGCCATGCCCGACAGCCACCTCTCGCAGATGGTGCACGTGGCCGACTTGCACGCCTCCGACGAGCACAGCCGCATCGCCGTCAAGGACCCGCACCCGATACTGCGCGAACAGTTCCCGCGGGTGGGTGAGCGATGACAGTGCTGAACGAGGCGGGCGAGCGGTTCCTGGTTGAGAGCCTGTTCGCCAACATGGACCAGGACGAGTTCGAGAATGTCGCATACGTCGACCTCGGCGGACACATGGAGTTTCCGCTCCCAACGCAGTACATCGACATGGGGGGACATGTCGTCTGCGACCACTGCCGAACGCTACTCGACATTCCCACGTGGGCGGAGAACCCTGACGCATACCTCTGTGACAACTGCAATCACGAGGTGGAGTCTGATGATACCCGTTGAGTTGGCGATGATAGCTATGTGGTGCGGTGCCATCGGTGGCTTCGTTGCTGGCTACCTGGCACGCGGAACACACAGCAACTCCCTCAAAGACCTATGAAACCCAACACCCTGGACGACGAGCAGCGCATCAGCATCGACACAGAGCCGCTCAACGACGCCACGTTCCGAGTTTCGGACACGGTCGTGGAAGACATCGGCATCACACAGGTCGTCGGTGTGACGCTCCTGAGCGGCTGTGAGCGGTACGCCATCGAGTGGGCCACGCACTCGGACACGGCGGTAGTCTCGCATCTCGACGGCGACAGCGAGTGGGAGGTCAATATCGAAGACATCCAGACCGTCGAAGAATAGTCGAAAGTTTTTTTAGCAGCCGTCACATAGGTGGGGTGACATGCGCAAGTTTCCAAAACTTCATTACCCCAACGACCCAGAGACAGACGGCGTCCTCGGCGGTGAGGCCGTCGTCACCGAAAAGCTGGACGGCGCCAACTTCCGCTTCACGTGGGACGAGGACGGTAACCTCGTGGTCGGGACGCGGAACCACACCTACGACCACGATGACGAGAACCTGCCCAAGGCGTTCGGGCACGCCGTCGAGTATATCAAACGACAGCAGGGGTGGTTCGACGCGTTCATGGCCCACGAGTGGACGTTTTTTGGTGAGGCCATGCACCTGCACAGTCTCGACTACGAAGACATCAATTGGCAGCAGCCACACAAGGGCAGTCCGCACGTTCCGCTGGACGCTGACCAGCCCAACGTCGTATTGTTCGACGCATGGCACGAGCACGAGGGGTGGGCTGACTGGGATAGGTTTACTGACCTGATTGCCGACAGCCCACTCCAGCACGCGCCCGTGCTGCGCCGTGGCGATGGTGACACGCTACAGGACCACGGCATCGAAATTCCCGAACAGTCGATGTTCGGTGGGCCGCCCGAGGGCGTCGTGGTCCGTCGTGTCGACGGGACTGTCCGCGCCAAAAAGGTGTCGGAGGACCTCCGTGAAAAGAACACGTCTTCGTTCAACAACCCCACGAAGGCCCAGTCCGACGCCGCGGAGTTCGTGGCGGCCTTCGTCACGCCCCAGCGCATCGAGAACGTCGCCCACAAGCTCGTGGACGAGGGTGAGTACGACCGCCTCCGCATGGAGATGATGGAAGACCTGCCCCGCGAGGTGTTGGTCGACGTGCTGGCCGAAGAGGCGTGGTCCAGCCTGCTTGCTGACGGCGGCTTCGAGGCCGAGTGGGACGACGACTTCAAGGCTGAGGTCCGCTCGAAGGCCAGCAAGTCGTGTGCCCGCACGCTCAAGAACCTCTGCCAGGAGTTCTGATGGCGCTGCGCTGCTGGCTGTTCGGCCACGACATCGTACAGGAAGAGGTCACTATCCACGGGATGCGAACGGGCTGCTACGACGTGTACTGTCGTCGCTGTGGAGAACAAAACCTTTAAGTGGTTTCAGGACGTAGGTTTACTTGCCAGCGGAGGTTTGGGCCGTTTCCCTGGCTGGCGACAAACCAACGGCCGCGCCGTGCCCGACGGCGGACGTACCGCTGTGACGACAGCGGGAAAAAGGATACATCGGGAACGATAACTCTCTGGCCCAGTCACACCATCTGGGCCTCCACCGCGCAACCCGCAGGCTGGTCACTTCACGGCGAGCACGATTCTGGCACTCTCCGACCAACACTTTTTTACGTACCCACCCCATAGGTGTGGGTGTAATGGGAGACACTGCCATGAACGTGCCCGTCGACCTGCGCACGCACGAGGTCCAGCAGCTACAGACGATGGTGCCCGACGCGGCACATCACCTCCGTGAGACCGACGTGGACACCCTTGTTGAGGATGCCGAGACGCTGAATCGGGTCTACGACGAACACCTTTACGGCCTCGACGGTCCTGGTATGGTGTCCATGCCCGCAGACGACTGGCGGGCCATCGTGCGCAACCTCGACCGTGCTGGTGACGACCTCAAGGTGTGGTGGCTGCGCAAAAAGCTCGTGCAGCGCCTCGCCGACAAGCTGGACGAGGTGGAGGAATGACTATCGAAGAGCGCGTTCCCGACGAGTGGCTCGACAAGACCCACGACGAGTTGCTGGAGATGGACGAGGTGGACGACGACGAGTTCGCTGCCGAAGACGAGTTCCGTGACGAGGTCGGTGACATGCACGCCCTGTTCGAACTCTACGGAGCGGCTGTGATGTTCGGCCGCATGTTCGAGGACAACGTTATCACCCTTGGCGAGTACCTCGACCTTACACAGCACCTCGAAGAGTACGAGCGCGACATCGACGCCACCCTTCTGTAGACCCCTCCAAAGGGTTTAAGTGTATCCAGACCCTACGTAGGGATGTAATGAGCCTACTGACCAAGGTTCGCAGGCTGTTCGGACAGCCTGCCAGCGACGACGACGGTACCGAAACACTCCGACGCCTGATTCAGGAACGGGAGGCAACCCTCAACCTGACGGCGGCGTATGGCACACCCTACGCGAACACCACCGACGAGCCGACGGCCGTGTTCCCGTACACGGTCTTCGCCGACGGTGACGTGTACTCGACGGGCCGCAAGGAGTTCCCCATCCCCGACGACGGGCTGACCGAAGACAGCGCCCTCACGGCCTTCGTGGCGAACGTCACGGGCGCCGACGAGGTCACTTTCGAGACCCTGTTGGCCGTCGAGGGCGAAACGGCCGAGGCTTCGCTGACAGAGGGTGGCGACATCATCGTGGGGGGCGGAAAATGAACATCGACCCTGTCGTGCTCGGGACCGCTGTCCTGGCCATCGGCTCCGCGGCCGTCTACGCCTACGTCAAAGGTGTGGGTACGTCCGCGAGCGTCGACCTGGACGACGACGGCACCGACGAAGCGACCGTCGAGTTTGGTGGCGGTGCCGACGAGACTGCCAAGGCTGAACCGCAGGTTGCCGAGGTGCCTGACGAGGTTGCCGAGGTCGACAGCCTGACCGACATCAAGGGTATTCAGGAGACCCGTGCCGAGAACCTCCGCGAGGCTGGCTTCGACACGGCCGCCGACCTGTACTTCGCCAGTGACGAAAACCTGGAGGCTGTCCATCAGCTTGGCCCAACCTCGGTCGAGCAAATTCGGGAGGACATCGGCGGCATCGACTACGAAGATAGCGAGTAGCGCGGCGTAGCGACACTTTTTTATACGCGGACCCCGTAATTAGGGTGTAATGAGCGACAACACCATCGTGTACGTGTCGGGCCCGTACAGCACGGGCAAATGGGGTGCAAACGTCCGCAACGCCATCGACGCCGCGCAGTACATCGTGGACGAGACCGAGAACGTGTATCCGTTCGTGCCACACACCATGTCGGCACTGTGGAGCCTGGTGTACCCCGAGCGCGACCACGACGACTGGATGGAACTCGACCTGGCGTTCGTGGAGCGGTGTGACGCACTGCTCCGCCTCGACGGGGAGAGTCCTGGCGGTGACGAAGAGGTGGCGTTCGCGCGGGAACTCGACATCCCCGTCTACTTCAACGTCGACCATCTCGTGCAAGACGCCTGGTACGACGACCTATGAGCATCGAACTCACGGCCACAAGTGGCCGTCTCGGCCTATCGCATCGAGGACGATGGCGATAGACCATATCGACCACGGGCTGCACATCACGAGCATCCGAAGCGTGCAGTCCGAAGAGACCACCAGGTTCGACCGTGTCATCAGCGTCTGCCAGGACATCGTCTCGCAGAACGTCTCCGACGACACGCCGTACGAACACTTCATGCTTGCGGACGACGAGAGTAGCCGCGACAACTGGGGTGGCTCGCACGGCTACCCGATGTTCGCACGTGCCGCTGAGAGCGTCTTGGACGCGCTTGAGCGCCCCGAGGACGAGAACGTCCTGGTGCACTGCCACGTCGGAAAAAACCGCTCTGCGGCCGTCTGTGCGGCTGCACTGTCGGTGTACGACCACATCCCGTACTACAAAGCGTACGGCCGTGTTGTCGAGGCCAGACCGATGGTCAACCCCAGCACGCTGATGCGCGAGCACGCAGAGCGGTTCGTCGCGGAGAGAACGTAAGCCTTTTATGGGTGGCCGCCCTACGTTACGGTAACATGGGCGGGCTTGCCGACTTCGTTGACTCAGAGGACGACGACACCGAACAGTTGCACCTCATGCAGATTGAGTATGAAGAGGTGTACGACGAGGCCATCGTCCACCTGTTTTGCCGCGACGAGGACGGCAACCGCCGCTGGGTCGAGGTCGAAGGCCACAACCCCTCCTTCTACATCGAGGGTGACGCCAACGTCAAGCGCGTCAAGAACCACGACTGGGTCGAGTCGGTCGGGTCGGGCTACGAGTCTATCCACGGCCACGACCTGGTCCGTGTCGAGACGCGTCTACCCTGGCACGTCGGTGGGAAGCGCGACAAGCAGGGGCTGCGCGAGTACTTCGACCAGACGTGGGAGGCCGACGTGTTCTACGACTCTCGGTTCCTAATCGACACTGGCATCAAGACGCACTTCGAGGTCGACACGAGCGAGTCCTGGGAGCACCAGTCGATGGATGGTGACTACCGCGTCGACGTGGACGACATCGAGCCCATCGAGGACCCCGACTGGTCGGTCGAACCGCGGCTGGTCACCATCGACATCGAGGTGCTCTCCCCCGACGGCTTCCCCGAGCCCGACGACGCTGCCCAGCCCGTCACGGCCATCACTGCCTACGACAACTACTCCGACGAATACACGGTCTGGCTGCTGCGCTACGACGGCTGGGTGCACAGCGATACGGAACTTCAGAACATGGCCGTCGAGGAACGGCCCGAGGGTGCCCACATCGCCGAGACCCGCGTGTTCGGTAACGAGGCGGCCATGTTGGACGACTTCAACACCTGGGTGGCCGACCGACAGCCAGACCTGTTGAGCGGGTGGAACTCCAGTACGACAGACAACGGTCGCCCGTTCGACTACCCGTATCTGATTAACCGTTGCCAGGCCAAGAACGCCATGTCCTACCGTGACTGGTCCCCGATGGGTCAGGTGTGGGACGGGAATTGGGGTCCCGACGGCAAGGGTGTCGGTTTCTTCGACATGCTCAAGGCCTACAAAAAGACGCAGTGGCAAAAGCCCAAGGGCGGCTACTCACTGGAGAACATCGCCAGTAAGGAACTCGACATGGGGAAGGAGGACATTGACGACATCGACACGGCCTGGCGTGACGACCCCGCCACGTTCCTGAAATACAACATGCGCGACGTGCAGGCCGTCGTCGGCATCGACCAGGCCGCCGAGGTCGTGGAACTCTTCCAGAACATCCGCTCGCTGGCTGGCGTCCAGTTCGAGAATTGCCACAACAACATCGACCTGCTGGACGTGTTCATCCTGCGGTACGCGAAGGAGATGGGCGTGGCCCTGCCCACCAACGAGGAACCCGAGCGGGGCTGGTACTTCGGCGCCCACGTCTTCGAACCGAAGATTGGCCGCCACAAGAACGTCGTCTACCCCGACCTCTGGAGCATGTACCCGAACATGATTCGGAACGTCAACATGTCTCCCGAGACGCTGGTCGGGACTGCCGAAGACCTTGCTGATTCCAAGTACACTGAAGAGGACTGTCGGTGGACATACGTGGACACGCGGCCGACGAACGTGAAAAATCCCGACAGCCGTACTGGCGCCGCCGAGCCCCGCTACGAAAAGCTGTACTTCGTCAAGCCCTCGGTCGAGACGGGATTTATGACGGAGGTCGTGGACGACCTGATGGGGCTCAAGGACCACTACGACGGCACGGCGCTCTACGACGCCGTCAAGCGCATCGTCAACAGCGTCTACGGCGTGTACGGCGACTCCGACTCCTACGGCAAGGGTTACCGCCTGTTCGACTGGCGGATTGCCGAGGGCATCACGCTGGGCGGCCGCAAGATGATTCAGGACTCCGCCGACAGGTTCATCGACGCGATGAACGACATTAAGGGCGAGCGCGGTTACGAGGGCAATAAGGCGTACCTGGTCGGCGGTGACACGGACTCGGTAATGACCAGCGTGCCTTTCATCGACGCCCAGACGCGTGACGATTACGAGCAGGTGGTCTCGCTGGCCACCGAGGCCGCCGAGCGCGTCAACGACTGGTACGACGAGTGGACCGCAGAGACGTTCAATCTCACGCCCATCGGCCATACGCCCGACGAGTTCGAGGACCTCTCCGAGGCAGACGCCCTCGAAAAGGTGGACCACTATTGCGAGCTTGAGATAGAGTCCTACGCACCGTGGGCGTTCGTGCCCGAGGGCAAAACCAAGGAAAAGGCCAAAAAGCGGTATGCCGAGATTATCGCCTGGGACGAGGGCGAGTGGGTCGACAGCGAGAACACCATCCCCGACCACTTGCGGTCGCTCGACTCGTCGCTGTCGCCAGGCGAGTTCTCGGTCACGGGCATCGACATCGTCCGCTCGGACCGTGCGGAGGTGACACGGGAGGTCTCGGAGCACACGCTCCAGACCATCCTCCGCGTGGACGAGCGTGTCGTGGCACGAGACCACGTCTACGAGCGGATTAGCAACGAGGTCGAGGCCATCAACGAGCGGGAGGTGCCCAACAGCTACATCGCCCGCCCCAAGGGCATGAGCAAGCACCCGACCGAGTACGGCACTATCGACAAACGTCCCCAGCCGACCTACCGTGGCGCGAAATACGCCAACGAACACTTCGAGTGGGAACGCATGGGTGAGGGGTCGAAACCCCAACTGCTGTACATCGAGCAGGTCCGTGGGGACTGGCCACGCACCTATTCGGCGGCCCCGAAGGAGGACGGCACCACGGTCGACGCCGTGGCGGGCGAACACCCCAACGAGGTGCCCGACGCGTTCGTGGTCGACACGGACAAGATGGTCGACAAGGTGCTGCGAGACCCCCTAACGCCCATTCTGAACGCCATGCGCTGGGACTTTGACGAGGCGATGGCCGACAGCACGCAGGTGACCGTGGACGACTTCATGTAGCACCTTTCGCAACCTTTTTATACGAGGGTCACCTACTATCGGGTATGTTGACCCCCACCAGAGCGATACCACTGCCGCTGGAACTGCCAGGCTTCACAGCACACGACCCAGAGGTCGTCGTGTACTGATGCAACACAAGAACATCAACCCCGACGACCTGGAGCGGCCCGACTGGAACAGCCTGCTGAACAACTACAGCAAACACGACATCGGCGAAGCGTACTTCAAGGGCCGCGTCGAGCAGATTGGCTACCACGTCGAGCACTGGGGTATCGACCGACGGCACCACGACGACCACCTTATCTTTGACGACAAGATGGACCTGCGGCTGTGGGAGCCGCTTGGTGGACAGGACATGAGCCCCGAGTGGCCCGACAGCCCCGACGCCGAGCGCGTTACCGAGACGTTCGACATCGGCATCGACACCATCGAGCGCGAGTGGGAGCTACGGGCCGTCACAGACGTGAAAACGAAGGCCAGTAAGTCCTGGTTCGGCCGCTTCAACCTGCGCCACCTGGCCCACTACACGCACTGGGCCGACCACTACGACGTGCCCGCCTTCGTCTACATGACGATGGTCGACCCTGACGCCGAGCAGGTGGGTGAGATGGAGTTTCTCACACCCCTGGACACGGACTGGGAGTTCGAGGCTCTCTTAGACTACTACGATAATGACAGGGAGTTGTCGTACGGGGACATCAAGGACATCGCACGGGGCGCCGACGTGGTCGAGCGGACGTTTCGGGCCCCCGACGGCAATCTCGTCATCGAGGTCCCCGACGACCAGCGGTACAACTGGGACTGGTTCGTCTCGGAGGTAGTGAAAGCATGACAACTGGCATCAGTGGGGTGCGACTACACTGTGAACATGTGAGCACGAACCACGCTCACTGCAACAGGGCGTTCGTGGTCAGCATCGACCTGTACGAGACACCGAAAGCGGCCATCGAACGTGACAATCACGACTGGGGCATCGTAGACCGCGAAATACGCTGTCCAGAACACAACGACAACCTATGACACACGCTATGTGCAAATGGTACGGACACGAGTGGCGCAAGAACCTGACGCTGTCGAGCAAGGCGTCTCGCAACGTCGTCATCGAGTACTGCACGCGGTGCGGTGAACAACGGAGGCGGGTGAAACGGTGATACCATGACCGCAGCCTACGAGCCCACCCTCCCAGCAGCCGACGCGGGGCTCTGGGTAAAGTGCAAGTGGTGGGGCCTCCGCTTCGGCCTCGTCGGGCTGGGCTTCCTGCTGGGCATGAGTGCCATATGACCTGGCGTGAAATTGCGTCCTGGCTGCTGGCTGCGACGGGCTACACGCTGCTGGCGGTTGGTGTGCTCGTGCTGGTCGGCGTCGGCGTCGGCACGCTGTGAGCGTGCAGGCACGCTCTGCACGCGCACGAAGCGTACCGTTTCGGTACGCGCTGTAATCGGAGCTTTTTTATACGCGCAGCCCCTACCATGGGGTAGGATGGCAGGAATTGTCGATAACAGAGACGCGTTCGAGCGCCTCGGCCGCGAGCCGACGGTCACGTTCGGCGTCGTGACCCACGAGTTGCTGGAGAACGACGAGGAGATAGTCGGGCCGCTCAACCCCAAGCACGTCCAGTACGGTACGGCGTGGACGGGCACGCACTCGAAACCGACCGTCTTCCTGAACTTCAACAAGTACCGCTCGGACCTGCCGCCGTGGGACAACGTCGAAGAGTTCGTCCTGGCCGCCCGCGACGACGACGGTGAGGTCGTGGAGTACGCGTTCAAAGGCCTGGTCCACCACCTCGGCACGAAGGTGACGGGCGACCTCAAGACGGTCAACATCGCCGCGATGTACTGCTGGAACAGCCTCGAACATCTCGACATCATCGACCGTAAGTCGGTGGCAGCCAAGCGTGAGCGGGTGGGCGACGATGGGTAGCGCACTGTTCGAGGGGTTAGATACGACGTTTGGCCTGCCACTCGTCACCGTCCAAGTGTGCTGGAACTGCCAGTACCTACAGGCGGTAACTGGTCGCTACAGTAGCAAAGGGCCGAAATGTGGGGAGTGTGGTGAGTACCTCGACACCTACAAACTGCTGGAGGACAACGATGGGTAAGGCCTACCGTTGCGACAGGTGTGGGAACTACTCGGAACGGGACCCTGGTCGACGCCTCGAAGACTACGAGGGTGGGTTCGGTACCAAGCCTGCTATCGCACGAAAAGGTGAGCACTGGCTATGTCGACCCTGTGCAGAGGACTTCGACGCGTTCATGGGTGAGAACGATGGGTAAGGGTAAACGGTTCGAACTCGACAGCAAAAACGCCCTCAACGACAACACGGAGTCCTGGGTCAAGGCTCACCGCCCCGACTTCTCAGGGTCCTCGGCGGGCGAGGTGGCGGACATCATGGTGGTCTGGCAGGCAGACCGCTACTCGCCACAGCGACCCAGCGGTCACCCAGAGCGCCACGTCGCGTACGGGGAACTCAAAAAGCGCGATGGTGACGAGGGGTACCGTAGTACCGTCATGTCGGGTAGCTCGCAGGACCAGAGCGGGCTGGACGAACTCCACGAACTCAACAGCGAAACACCCGCGTGGACGAGAAAGGTGCTCGGCATCAAGTTCCCACGGCGTGAAATGGTTGTGCTCGATGCAGAGGTAGTCGAACACTGGCTCAAGCGAGAGCAGGAAGGGTGGGGAAAAGACCTGCTTTCAGACTTCGAGTCGGACTGGCAAGCGTGCGAACGTCACGGCATCCGCCTCACGCCATCGGACAACATCTCGATGGTGATGCCCGAAAAAGACAATTGGCCGACACAAAGTGCGGGGCTGGACCCGTGGGAAAAATTCGCACGGGCGGTCGGCCTCGAACCATACGACTTCCGATAACCATGTGTCAATACATCAAAGACGACGGTGAACAGTGTGGTATCGATACAGACCCCTTCTGTCACCTGCACGAGGATACACAGCAGGCCGAGGAGTGGCACGACGACTTTTCCACGACCGTCATAGAGGACGAGAGTGGCGCGTCAGACGGTTCCTCGGTGCAGACGATGGACACCACGTGCGACCAGTGCGGAACGGCACTGCGCCGCCGTGAGCGCCTCACAGCGCATCCCAACGTCGACCGCGCGGTGCTGTTCGAGGCCTACGTCGAGTGCGACTGCTCGGAGCAGGTGCTCGGGGCCACGTCGTTTTCTATCACGGAGGTGCCCGACGGATGGTCGAACTAACGCAGCGTGGCGAGACCGTCAAACTCGACCTGAGCGACGAGGCGTTCGCCATCGACTTCGAGATACTGGTCGACACCTACGTCCCAGCGGTCGATACGGCGGTGCTCGAAAAGGCGCTGGCCGACGCACTCGACTGGAACGCCGAGCACATCCACGTGGCGTCGGCCGAAACCTACGAGGAAAAGGGCCAGATTCGTGGCGCACCGCCCAACTGCGAGACGGTCATCTCGGGGGTCTATTATGTCTGACCACGTCATCGCTCAGTTTTTCGGTGCACCAACTGGTGGACATGGGCCAACGAAGGAAGAGGTAGAGGCCTGGGAGGAGGCCGAGAGTCAGCGCGCAGGGTCCACTGACACCGACGCAGACTCCGAGGACTCGGGCAGCGTGTCCTCGGTGAGCGGCGACTCAAAGACTCGCCGCGAAGACGCTGACGAGGCTGAATCAGATGACGAGGGGGATGGGTCGGAGGATTATCTCAAGTTCGTCTGCGGCGTCTGTGACTACGTCACGGCCATCGAGACACCGAAGCGCAAAACAGACCACTGGTGTCGTGGCGAGTGTGACGCCTTCCGCACGTTCTACCGCGAAGACCACTCCGCGGTGGGCGTGGACGACTAATATTCGTACGCGCTGATAAATCCGCCGACGCACCGCACCCGACCGTCGCCTGTTTTCCCATCGTACTCGTCGGCGCGGTGTTCCCACCACGCAGACCATGGGGTCTGACCGTCCGAGGACGGCTTCCTCGACCCCGCCACGTGTCCGCAGCCTCTACACACCGTATCTCCGTCGTAGCGGACGTAACACCCACCGTCAGCGCAGATGGGGCAGTCTCGGTCGTCGTTGTCGTCCGCGACGGGCGCCGTCTCGATGGTCAGTCCGCCTGTCATAGGTTGAGGTCGATGTCTTCGTCAGGGTCGACGTAGGTGAAGGCCTGTGCGAGGTCGGTGAATCGCTCGACCAGCGGGTCGATACCCTCGTTCCAGTACTGGGTGGTGTGAACGGGCTGCTCGCCTGGCGCACCACTGTGGGTGTGGGCAGCGACCTGGCCCGTCCGCGGGTGAGCACGGTGCACCTCCAGGCGGTCGACATCCTTGACGGCCACGTCGTCACTGTACTCGACGGCGGCGGCGTAGGCGGCTCCCTGAATCTGGTGCTTGTCGTAGCAGCCCGAACTGGACTTGAGGTCGGCCACGACGATGTGCCCGTCGGCGTCCTCGTAGACCAGGTCGACCTGGCCCGCGTACCCGACCTCGTCGTTGAACAGGTACTGCTCGACGGCGATGACGCTGTCCTGGGTCACGTCGAGGCGGTCCCACAGGCGGGTCTGGCCGTCCACGAAGAACTCGATGTCACGCTGGGCCCAGTCCAGCAGTGCCTCGGTATAATAGTCGTTCTGCTTGAACGGGTTGTGTTTGTCGTAGAACTCGCCCCACGAGGCGACGGTGCCGCCACCCTTGTTCTTGTCGCCGCGCATGGCGCTGTACAGCACTTCACGCGGGCTGGCGTCCCAGATTTCCTCGTGGCCCTCACCGTCGATGGTCACGTACTTGTCGAGGCGCTCGTCGTAGAACTGGTAAAGTTCGTCGTCGGTGATGTCGCCCACGTGCCCGAGCGCCGCCAAGGACCTGGCCTCGTCGTCAGTCCAGTCGAGGTCGGGGTCGAGTTCGTGGAGCGCGTGCCAGTGGCCGAGCGTCCCGAGGTGGCGTGAATACCAGAAAAGGTGTTTGTGGTCGGCTGCGTTGCCTGTACCGTCGTTGCGGTCCTGCCAGTCGTAGAGGTTGCTCTTGTCGTCCTCCCGAGTTTTCAGGATGCTCGTGACGGAGGGCAACCTATCACCGTTCCACGTGTACAACCGAACGTCCACACCGTCTGGTCCGATACCGTCCAACGTCTCTCTGGTGATATCCATGTGCGTGTATTGGTAGTAGGGACTGCGCGCATAAAAAGGCTCCGCTTTCGAGTCTTCGGGTAGCGAAGACTCTCTGAGCCCCGACTCTGTGACTCGGGGCAAATTCTGTCGCTGCCGCTACTGCTTCGGCTCGCCACGGTCGAGCCACTTGTACTTCGCGTATCGCTGACCAATCGCAATTGTGGTAATCGCTCCCACGACCTCCGCTCCTAACGGCTCGGAACTGACAGCAGCAAGGTACGTTAACGACCCCACCGCAGCCAAGTCCGTTATCGTGTCAAGGACTTTCTCCCCGACCGCCCTCATTGTTGTTATGTACTATAACGGTTTAAAGGTTTCGCTGTCCGTACCTCACCCCCGCCGCGTCGAGCGCGTCACGGGCGTGGTCGTGTGGGTCACCAGGGATGACGCCGTCGGTCACGTGGTCGACGGGGTCCCGCACGGTCGCCTCTCTGTGGCCGTACACATCCGTTTTCCCATCGGGGGCGGGGAAGAGGAACACGTGGTGTTGCCAATCAGTATCTACTGGGTCGTACACGTAGCTGCCGACCGCCCATTGCTTTCCGCCGCCGTGATGGGTACGGTATTTGCGCGTCGATACGAGGTTGCGCTGGTAGCCCGCGCTCGCTAACGCTCGCTCGACCGCATCGGGCGAGGCACGAACCGTGGTGATATAGTCGCGTGCGGTCTTTTCCATCGTAAACGAGTGGCCGAACTTCCCATCCAGCCACTCGAAGAGGCGCCGCCTGTCGTCTTCGACCCAATCATCTTCAGGTCCAAGGAATCGCTCTACGAGGCGCACAGCACCGAGAATCTTCGACAGCGGCTTGCGGAAGCGGCGAGCGAGTGAGACGTTAAACATGAGATGTGGTGAGAGCGGGTGCTACTCGTTTGATGAACTTGTTTTCGAGAGACATTAAGTTTAATTTATAAGTTTATATTGTTGCTTGCACGGCATATGGCGACGAAGGGACGGAAATGCTCGTTTCTAAGGTCCAGTTTGTTGTTTCGTAGACGTAGACGGTATTATTGTCTCGGCTTGTGAACGCCAAGTAGTTTCCACCGTCTGCCCAACAAGCGTCATATGTAACGTCACCATCATTCAAGTACTGTGTTTGTGTCCAGTTCGTTGGATTTGTACTTGTTGTGTCCCATACACGCACGTCAGAGGCTTCTACAAAAACAAGCTCGTCGCCACTTGGGGAGAATGATGGTTGGCTTGCGTCGTTTATTTCTGTTGTTTTGGTCCAAGTAGACGTATCATATACGCGTGTTGGATTTTGATTCTGAGTGAAGACAAAATTATCTTCTGTATCATCGAACGCTATGCCGTCCGAGAAGTCAGAAGTGTGGCTAAAGGACAACTGCTCATTCCAGTTTCCGAGTGACCAGACGTATGTTTCTTCATTGCTGGCTCCTGCGACATAGTTATTACCTATAGCGACGTATTGAGTAGGTGAACCGCCAGTCAAGGTTTTTACTCTTGACCAGTTTGACGTATCGACAACATAAACTTTGTCGAAAGTGCCGTCCCAATGATTTTCACAATGCACTAAATATTGGTTGTTCGGTGAAAAATCTATATCATTAACTGTTTTGGTGTAAGGGGTTATTGTTTGTTCGACCGACCATTCACTTGTGTTATAAATTTCTATTTTTCCATACCCTCCCGTAGCAAGATAGTTCCCTGCTGTATTTATGTCCCAAGAACTAATATAGATACTCGCGCTTATGTCATCAAGCTTATTCCATGTCCCAAGCTCATATACGTCAAAGGAATTACCAAAATTAATGACCAACACTTGTGGAGTAGCCGTAAACACCACATCACCATCGGCGGTTATTTCTTTCACTTCGGTCCCGTCGATGGTTGCGGTACTGATTTCCGTGCCGTCAATGTTTATCGGCATGATTATGTCTTGAAGTTAATGACGCCCGAGCCGTCGCTCCCATTTTTCTGAATATCGTACCCGTCAACCGTGTCGGCGTCACCGCTGATGTTGACTGACAGCGTGCCAGCTCCTTCGACCGTGTTGACGATGTTCGTGTCGCTGCGGTGGTCGCCAGCAGCAACGTTGCTCAGGTCGTTGTGGCTTCCGCTAAACGTGTTGACAGTGGTCGAACCGCCGAGCGATACTGTATTGCCGTTGACGGTGATGCTGTCGTTCTGAAGGCGACTCTGTGGAATGTAATTCGCTGACTCGTCCCAAATAACCTCACCGTCCGCGGCAACGAGGTCTCCGTTGAGGTCGAACCCCGCCGCACCCGCGTCTGCCTTGTCGACAACACCGTCGCTGTTGCTGTCGATGTCGTTGAGTGCGGACTGTACGTCGTCTTCGAGCCCTTTCAGGCTATTCCAAAGGTAGTCCAGGTGCTTTTCATTCACCTGGTCGCCGCCCTCGTAGAAGAAACCAGAGCCTGGGGACTCGCCAGTCTCTCCCCACGAGGGGAAGCGGTCAGAAACGGACCAGGACATGGGTGTCTGTATTGGTAGTAGTCATGGTGGGTGACGGACTCAGCGTCTGTCGAGTTCTCACCCGAATCGGTCGATTCGGCCGAGAGGTCATGTGAGGTCGGCGGCGAGCGTGCCGCCTGTACTGATGCTGTCGCTCGTGAGCCCGTTTTCGGCCGTGTCGGTCTCACCGTCTTGCTTGAGGCGGAACGTGCCAATCTCCAGCGCGTTAACCTCGTGGCCAGCGGGCACGCCAGAGCCGAGAATTTCCTGCGTCTCTGTCGGCGTCAGGTCGATGTTCTCGTAGACCGACGACTGTGTACTGACACTGACCGTGGCTGGGTTACCGTCGTAGTTGGTCGAGAGTTCGATGTTGCCGACGTTGGTCTGGAGCACCGCGGCCACAAACTGGAGGTACTCGTCGTAGGTCGTGCCGATGGTGCTGGCACGGAACTGCGCCTTGATGCGGGCGCGGAACTTGTTATCGGACTCGTCGGTGTTGCGGTCGATGTTGACCAGCGACCCGAACACGTCCAGCGCCGTGCCGTCCGCGCTGTCGATGTGGTGGTCGTTGTAGATGTCTTCCAGGTCGGCGTCGATACGGTCGGCCTGGGAGAGCAGCGCCCGCAGCAACTGGTACGTGTTCGACTGCGGCGCGATGTCGATGGCGCTTTGCCACTCGTCGGTGGCCTCGCCGATGTTGCGGTCGTCCTCGATGCGGTCGTACGTGTCAGTCATTTACAGTTCGACCTTGTTGAGTGTAATGGACGCGTCACTGGCGTCGACCTGTGCAACCTCCGTACCGCCAATCTCGACCACGTTGAGGCCGTTGACGGTCGTGGTCGACGGTGTAGTCTCGACGGGGTTACTGTCAACGGACTGGTCGAAGCCGATGACGCCCGTGTCGTCGCCTACCACGATATCGCGCAGTTGGTCGATGCGCACGTCCTCACCGACGCCGAGGCCCTCTGTTTCGGTGCCGTTGGCCAGCGTGCCGCCGATGTAACGGGCAATCTCGTTGCGGAGTTCGTCGTCGCCGATGTAAGAGTCGCCGACGACGATGTCCAGCGTCATGTCAACGTCCACACGGGTCGGCCGCGACCACGTAATGGTTCGCGTGTTGTCGTTCACGTCGCTGGTGACCTGCTGGCTCACGGCCGTGCCGTTGGCGCCACCGTAGTCGCGGGCGGTGATAGCCTTCGTGTCGAAGATAGTTTTGGCCACGTCTTCGTCGTCACCGCCGAAGACAACCGCCTCGAACGAGTGCGGGGGCAGGCCGCCCGAGCCCGTGTTGTCGGCGTCGGTCTTGTTCTCGAAGACCGTTACGCTGCTGACGCCCTGGACCTCGTTGACCAGCGCGGCGACGAGGGCGTCGTGCGTCCCCGCCCCACCGCCCGTCACGGTCTCACGGGCCCGCTCGCGGAGGGTGTCGTCCGACTCCTCGTCGCGGCCGATGATGAAGCCGTTGCCGTCGGTGTCACTGTACGTGGGGTCGGCTGTCGGGTACAGATTGGTGGTCGTGTCCACACCGACGGGCGGGCTCGGCAGTCGCGTGATGCTGTTCGAGCCGACGTTGCCCTGCGTGCCGCCCCGCAGCGCGCGGATGTTGGCGCTTACCGCGCTGGTGGTGTACCAGTCGAACCGCTTAGTCGTGGTGCCGTCCAGGCTCTTGAAGCCTGCTCCACCCGAGGTGTAGGTCGCGTCCGCACCGCCCAGCGTACCCAACTCGCTGCCGTCGGGCGCATAGAGCGTGACGCCGATGTTATCAGTAATCTGCCAATCCCACTCAAGCTCGTGGTACTCGCCCGCGGTCAGGCCAGCACTCGTGAGGGTGTCGACGGTGCTGTCGACGCTGCCATCTACGACGACCTCCAGACGCACCTCGTCGCTGGGCTCGTCCACGACACACTGGTAGTAGTCGGTCGCGTCGTCGGGCTGCACACCGAACGTGAGGGCAGCCACAGCACCGCTTTCTGGGCGCACAGAGCCGTGCAGTGTGGTTCCTCGCTGGAGCGCGATGGAAGTATCGTAGATGTGCTGGTCGGCCGTGGCGGCCATCTCAAGCGCGTTTGAGCCATCTGGTGCGTTGCTGTCCGACACGACCGTTCCCGAGCCCGTGTCGCCCGCAAACGCCGAGAGGTCGCCGCCCTCGAACGAGCTAATCAGTTCGAGCGTGGTGGTCTCGGTGGTCTCGAAAATGATAGGCGTCTCGCTGTCGGTCTGGACCTGCGTGCCGCCCTGGATGACGTAGTCCTGGGTTACCTTTTGAGGTGCCGAGAACCGCTGGACACCAGTCGCGTTGACCGCTGGACGGCGCTGGATGCCGATAATCTCCACGACGCGGTTGAGGTCGACGCCCGTGGCCGTGTCGAGGAACGCGGCCTCGTACACGTCCTGTAGGCTCTGCTCCTGGTTTTCCGAAAGGACGGTCGCCAGCGTCTCGGCCAGCGTCGAGAACACCGACGACTGCGTGAGGTCGATGTCCTCGCCGAACTCCTGCTGTAGCTCGTCCTCCAGGGCGTCCCGAATCTGGGCCGCCGATAGCTGATTGTAGTCTCCGTTGACGATGGGCATGAGTTGCTATGTGTGTAGTAGTTAGACTGTGAGGTCCAGTTCGAAGTCCTCGTTTTCCACGACGCTGACTGCCATCGTTACACGGCCGCTGTCGGGCTGATACTCCTCGACCGCGACGTTTGTGACGGTCGATAACTGCTCGTCGCGGTTGAGCGACTGCCGCACGCGCTCTTCGAGCAGGCCGATGGTGCGGCCCGTGACGGACTCGCCGACAAACTCTCGGAGGACGTTGAGCACGTCCAGCGCCGTCGACTGTTCGAGTTGCCTGCGGTCGCTCACCGTCGCCAGGTCGTTGCCACCGTCGAGGTGGATGTCGAGGTCTTCGTTCAGGTGGAGGTCGATTGGGTGGTGCATTATTGTTTCACTCCGTCGATATATACGTCGCCATCGTCCGCACTCTCGATGCGTACATTACCATCTTTCGTGACCGTGACGTGAGCACCCGTGCTGTTGCCCACGCGGATGTCGCCAGGCTCGTAGTCGGGGAGGTCGACCTCACCGCTGTCGATGCGGTCGACGGCGTACCAGGCGCCTACGACCCACGGCTTATCGGCCTCGGCGAAGATGACGGCAACGTCCGTGTCGGGCTCGGGCACCCAGACTGACCCGTGCATCGGCGTGATGACGGGCGCATCGTAGGGCGCGTCGTCGCCGTACACCTTGATGCGGACGGTGTGGAAGCCGTTGTCGTCGGGCATCCCGCTGGCGTCGACCACGCGTGCCTTCTGGACGGGCAGCGGTGTCTGCTTGCGGACGCGGTTCGGGTCAGTGTCGTGAGGGTTCGTCGTGTTTCCTCGTCCCATCTTAGGCCTCCTTGTATTCGGACTCGACGCGCATGAGCGACTCTTCCAGCGTCATGCTGACGCCCAGCTTGGTTTTGTGTCGTTCGCCCGCCTTTCGTGTGTGCTTGACGCCGTTGACCTCCCAGGTGATGGGGTTGGCGTTGGCGTTTTCGTAGGTCCCGTTGCAGGTCGGTAGGCTGACGATGTAGTCGTACGGGAGGATATAGGGCTCGCCAAGCAGCGTAATCTCGCCCTCAGTTTGTTCGGCAAGGTGCTTGCGAAACTCCTTGCGCGCCTGTTGCTCGGCCTGCTGGAGGAAGAGTTTGTCGGACTCGATAGGCTGGGCGGAGTATTCGAAGCCGCCAGACCGCTCGATAAGTGGCGGGTACGTGACCTTGACCCACGGAAACTCGGCGGTCTCCATGCCAGGGGCCGCGGAGTCACGAAACCTGTCCAGCTTCGAGCGGAGCGTGGTTGATTCACCGTAGAGATATAGCGTGTTGAACGGCTTGATGTCGGCCAGTGCGCTATTGTTGAGCGTCTCGACCTGTGCGAAGATGTTGTAGTTGTGCGGCGGTAAGACGTTGGCTTCCACATCTCCGTTCTCGATAAGCTGTTTCGCGCTAAAGTCGAGGGTGACCTCCTCTCCGTTGAACTCCGTGTTGACTGTCTCACCAATTTGCTCGGCCTGTTCGAGCAGGTTGTCTTGCGAAAAGTCAAACTCCTGTTGGATGTAGGCCTGCTTACGAAGCTGAATCTGGATGTCCGACCAGTCGTCCACGGCAGCGCGGTCCACGAAATAGCGTCGGTCGAAGTCACCGTCTTCGGGCCCCTCCTTGTAGGCCGAGGCGTCGACCACCAGTGTGGGCGACTCGGGACCAGGCTCGAACCACCAGCGTCCGTCGAGCAGGTTTACGAACCAGTCCATCACGTCGACCATGTTGTGGCGGTTCAACTGGAACCGCTTTTGACTCTCCGTCGCGGCGCGGGAAACGGTGTCCAACGCCCTTTCGAAGGTGTCTTCGACTACGTCGTCGCCCTCGAAGCCCAGCGCACCTATGTTTGTCAACTCACCAACGCCTTGGCCAGTGACGTTCTCCTCCTTAGCCTGTGGAATGTTGGATTCGCCGAGAATGGTGTGGCCAATCAGGCCGTCAAAGACTGAGCGGCGTTCGAGACCGACGATGTCGCCCTGGTCGTCTATGCCGCGGAGTGCGAAATCGATGACGCTGGCGATGGAGGGCTCGGTAAAGGACTTTGACACCTGGATGCCCTTCATCAGGTCGGCAGGGTCGTACACCCAGAACTTGCCAACGCCTGTCGACTCGGCCGCGGGGCCGATGCCACCGACGTAGCCGTAGTGGGCCTGTACCCACTGGTCGATGTCGTGGTCGTAAAAGAAGATACGGCACTCGTCGTAGGGGTCGGCCTGGTCGGCAAGGTTGTTTTGGCTGTTGAACCCGTTGATGTACTGGAGGATGGTGTGGTTCCCCCACTCGTACGGAAAGTGCACCTTCGCGGTGCGCGTGATGTCTGCGGGGCCGTCCTTGTTAATCCACTGCTCGACGCCAGTCACGGGAATCCGTATCCAGGCCTCGTCCTGCGTGTCGAACCCGATTTGCGCGGCTGCGGCGGCCTCGGGGTCGTCGGGTAGCGTATCCTGCTTTACGTCGACCACGACCTCGGGGTTGGTGACGCCACCGTCCTTACACGAAAAGTCGAGGTCGGCTTCGGGCAGGCCCGTGCCACTGGTGCCGCTAAAGTTCGCGTCAAGCTCCGTCACAGTTCATCACCTGGCTGGCCAAGCTGTAGCTGGAACGAAAATGCCAACTCTTCCTCGTCGGACCCGTCGGGGATGTAGCTCACGATGTCGCTACTCTGTTCGATGGTCACGCGTTTGACGAGGACCTGGCCGCTGTGAATGTCGCTGATGACCGTTATTTGCTGGCCGCGCTTGAGGTCTTTGAGGTCCTGCAACTGGCTTTGTGTGACGACACCCTCGGCCGTGATGTCGGGCTGCTCGTCGCTCTCACGGCGGTTCTCTGTCTCACCGCAGACCGTCGTGATACTGGAGGTCTGTCCACGATGGTCGTACTCCACACGCTGGGTGACTGCGGGGTCGAAGTTCGCTCCATCCTCGACCTCAACGAGGAACTCGCGGCTGATAACCTCTTGTTGCGTCTGTTCTCCCAGTTCGTTTACAATTACAAGACTTGCCATTAGTTTACGCCTCCCGTCGTGCGACCCTGGCGGAACGACGTGTAGCGTGCGGTGCTGGCGTCGTCGTCGGGGTCACCGTTGCCCTCGAAGTTGATGACCGTGCCGTTGCGCCCAACGACCCCCGCTGCTGCCGCACCCTCGTCGGGCGGATTGCCGCTGTACGGGTTGAATCCACCACTCGTACGGCTGGATACGCGGTCAAACTCTTTCAGTGAGCTTGTCGCCTGGTCGACAGAGTCTGAGAGTCCGAGAAAGCCTGCCGCCATGCCGCTAATCATACCGAGCAGTGGGAGTGCGAGGCCAACAGTCACTGCTGTCCAGAACGCTGCTGCCGCGATAGCGGCTTTCCAGGCTGCCACCTGGAACCCAAGCAGACCAGCGATGGAGCTAAAGATGCTTGCTGTAAAGCCGATAAGAGAACTGATAGCATTTGCCAGCGCGGTCGAGCCGAAGAGCGTCATCTGGCTGCTCGCGGTCGCTAAGGCGACCATAAAGCGATACACCGACGCAATTGCCGATGTCATCGCCTTGGCAACAAAGCCGAATATGACCTTGTTAAGCAGCGAAAATGCCGTGGCTGCGACGAGGAGCGCACCAATCAATAGCCCCATCCCTTCGGCGAGAAGGCCGTTGATGGTCAGCAACCGCCAAAGCAGCCCGACGACGTTCAGTACCGCGTTCGCAACGACGGCAAACTGGATGCCGAGGTCTACGATGGTCGGCAGTGCGTTGATAATCGTCTGGACAAGTGAAGCAACGACGGGAACAGCTTGCTTAGTCCAGAAGACGAGTTGCCTAACAAAGGTATTAAAGTTTTCGTTTATCGCACGGCCGATGTCGGCCAGCACGGGAGACAACGACTCGACCAGGCCAGCCAGTGCCGTGAGCGCGCCAGGCACGAAGTCCATGATAAAGGCCCCGAAGGCGCGTGCCTCGTCGGTGAGTTCCATCAGCGCATCTCCCGTGTTGGCGATGGCCTGGAAGAACGGGTCGAGACCGTCAATCGCGTCACGGAACAACGGCTCCAGCCGCTCGGCCAAGGGTGCGAAGGCGTCGATAAAGTCGTTGCGGACCTCGTCTACCACTTCGCTGAGGTTTTCCATTTGGAACTGTCCATCTTCCAGGCCCACACCGAGTGCGCCAAAGCCAGCCAGCGCCGCCATCGCCCCTGCGGCGGTGACAGCGGCGGCTGCCAGGCCATAGATGGCCGTGATGGCGGCGGGGATGGCACCGATGAAGACGACCATCAGCGGGACGAGTGTTGCCAGCAGGTTGTGCAGGTCCGACATACGGATGTCCACGTCGCGGACACTCTCGACTGTGTCACTTAGACTTCCTTTGAGGCGTCGGAACACACGCGAAAAGTTGAACCCATCACCGCCACCGCGGTCGGCGTCTGGCGTAAAGCCAGGCGGTGCTGGGAGCGCGCCAGCGATATTGGGGCCTGGCAACGCACCACCAGCAGCGTCGACGCTACTGTCAACGTTCAGATGTGTGCCCGCCTCGAACGCCGCTAACTGGGCGCGGATGCGGGCAAGGTCGTCGGTGACGCCGTCGACGTGGGTGCGAACCGTTACGCCCTCGTCACCGACTGCGTCGACCGCCTCGATAGATTCAGCTACGTCCTGTAGCTCTTCTTGTAGGTCTTCGAGCTTTGCTACGGCTTTGGCGATGTCCGCCGTAACCTGTAGCTTGAGATTTTCGATGGCGGCCATAGGACTCGTTCAGGTGAGTAGTAGTCCAAGTGGCGTGTACGGCAAAAAGAGAACGTCTACAGCCACTACAGGATTGGCGGTCAGAATTTGCCAGTCGCGTCGTTGAAGCGATTGACTTTGTCCATCCCGCCTGGGTCGGTGTCTACGTCGTCGGTGTGCTCGCTTTTGGCAAACACGTAGACGAACCGCTGAATCGGCGTGCACTCGCGGGCCGTGGTGAATAGCTTACGGCCGTTGTCGTGCAGCGAGTAAATTTCCTCGCCCATCTGCGAGTGGGCGAGTTCCTTCAGTTTCCCTCGTCCTCCAGCGTTTCGGAGAGGACACGGATGCCAATAGCAAAGGAGGTGAAGTCGGTCGACTGCTCGACCATCGGCTCGATGACGTGGTCGTTGACGTACTGTCGCGCCTCGTCGTTGCCCGTGCCACCGTACTGCTCCTGTATCTCGCCAGCCTGGGTAGTCAGCACGTGCTTCACGTCTTTCTCGTCGGGCTCGACGCCGTACTTGGCGCACTGCTTGATGCCCTCGAAGGTTTCCCGCGAGATTTTGTCGAACATGTTGACACCGTCGTCCTCGATACGCTCCTGTAGCTCTTCGAGGCGCTCTTCCTGCTCGGCGTCGAGGTTATCCTCCTCCTGTAGCTCGCGGAGTTCTTCGGATACGTCGTCTGGGATGTCGTCTTGCAGGCCTTCGAGTTCGTCGGTGTCGATTTTCGACATGACCTCCCAGAACTCGGGGTCACGAAGCTGGCGAACGGTCAGCGTCTGGACCTCGCCATCGACCTCGACGTTGATGCTGCCACGCCACTGCGCTCCGTCTTCGACTTTTTCTCGGAGTTCGAACAGGTCACTCATCGGAGACCCTCCGATGGGTTACCGAAACAGTACGGAGTGCTGTAAGGTCGCTCATACTGTATCAGTAGTAGTCTTGGTGGGAACAGCGCGGTTATCCGTCGGACTGCGCTTCGTTGCGGCGGTTCGTCGCCATGCCCTCGACCTCGTACTCGACGGGGTCACCCGACGAGCCAGAGGCGTTGCGGGTGCCAGCCCACGCACCTTCGAGGACGATGGTGACGGCGTCGAACAGGGCCTTGAGTTCCAGTTCGACAGCCTCGCCGTCCTCGGAAAGGTCGAGCATCGTATCCTCGTCTTCACCCTGCACGGTAAACGAGAAGCTGTAGTCGATGTCCCCCTTCGAGATACCCTGTGGCTTGCGGTTGCCGATGCCACTCAGGCTCTGGAGGTCTTCCTCGGTTTCGATAGAGAAGTCGTCAACGACGATGGACGTGGTCCCCGTCTTCACAAGGTCGCCATCTTCGTCAACGCGGCTAATCACGAGCCGAACGTCGTTCGCGTTAGTAGGATTCCATGCCATGGTTTACCTCCGTTAGGCCGCCCCTCCGTTGGTGATTATGTCACCCACGGTGACGGTCACGTCGATAGTGTCCATGATGCCGATAACGTCGATGCCGATTTCCACGTCGACCTCGAAGTCGTCAGCACCCTTCGACACCCCGACGAAGTAGTCTTCGAGTAGCTCGTCGCGCTCAAGCTGGCTGTAGGAGGTGCGGTGGGATTCGGCCAGCAGAATCCGCTCGTCCTCGCTGTTGACGTTGCCGATGAACTGCTGGGCAATGTCGTTGCTAATCTGAGTCACCTCGTCCACAATCTCGGAGGCGTACACCCGCTCGAAGCGCGTGTCGGTGCTCGTCGTCATGTCCTTGATGACCTTCACACCCCCACCCTGCTTGATGGGGTAGACCTGCTTGTCGATAAGCGTGGCAAGCTCGCTGTTGGTGTAGGCGGTCCGCAGCGAGGCGAAGCCATCCAGGTCCTCGTAAGTGGTGGAGTCCCCAAGTGGCTTGCCAGCCTGCTTACCAGCCACGGCCCCGACGGTCCGAGCCTCGTTGGTCTCGGCGCTGTCGAGGTAGCCACGCGACGGGGCGACGATAACCTGTCGGCGGTCGTCCACGTTGTCGCTGTAATCGGCCGCCGTGGTCTCCGCGGGCGCACCAGCGTAGCCGTGCATGAAGTCGAAGTCCACGTCGTAGCTGTTGAGTTCGGTCAACAGGTCGTTGATGACGCTCGTGTTTTCGGTCAGCACACCGAGAGAACGAGGGACCAACTTTGCGGTCTCTTGGATGCCGTTGTCGTAGTCACCGTGCGTGTAGGTGATGTCGTAGTCACTCGACTCGTCGGCCTCCCAGTTGCCCGTCTCGGGGTTGAGTTCTATGGTGTCCGCGTCTGCGGGCGTCGTGGGGTCGGGGTCGACAACCACGTCGACAGAGGTGGAAGTCGTGGTGTCCTCCGCCGTGATGTCGAGGTGGTCGTGCAGCGTCGGGTCGAGTGCGGGCGCCTCCGCCAGCGTCCCCGAACTGGACCCCGAAAAGCTCTCAGTCGTTTCTGTTTCAGTGACTGGGTAGGCGTAGACCAGGCCAGCCCCGTTGAGGTAGGCCAGGTCGGTCTGCTCCTTGAGTTCGGAGCCTTCCCCGAACTGCGTCCCAGCTTCACTGGACGATTCAATCGTGTACACATCCCCAGGCGTGGCGTCACCGTTGTCGGTATCCATCACGCCCACAAGGGCCGCGGTGGTCGTGAAGGCCGCACCGACTGCGGTGGTGCCCCCACTCCGAACGGTGGCGCTCGTGCCAGGGATGCCAGTTGTTCCGTAAAGTTCTGCCATGTGTTATCCTGTAGTGGTGTAGGTTTCGTCTGTCGACCCGTCCAGCCCAGCGTCGAGCAGGTGGTCGACCTCGCTGATGGTCTCGAAGTCGCTGCCACGCTCAAGCACCTGGAGGCGCTCGAACCCAGCATCGACGGTCAGCACGTCGACGCGGGCGGGCGGGCTACGCTCGGTCACGTCGTTAGAGTCGTTGCTCGTCACGTCGATGTTGTGTATCGGGTCCGCGATGGCGGACGGGTCTGGAAACACCGACGCACTGTGCGTGTACTGCTCAAAGTGTGAGCGCACTGTCTCGTAGATGTCTTCTTTGACCTGCTCGTCTTGGGCTTTGATAGACAGTGTAAAGCGGGCCTGCATCGTCCGACTAAATTCCAGGCGCTCGACGCGCCCACTGTTGTCACGGACGACCTTGGTGGGCGCAGCCCCGTTGTTCATGGGGTCACGCCGCTGGGCGTCGTTGTGGACGATAGCGGGTAGGTCTTCCTTCCTGTTGGGCTCTTCCTGTCCGACGTAGTTCACCGAACCAGGTGCCGCCGCTTCGAGTTCGTCGTAGAAGCCTTCGCGGACCTCGCGTCGTGTCATCGGACTGCGTTCTTCAGCGCGTTACGTGCGGCGCGCCTGATTTTGTACTCGTTGTCGAACCACGCGGGCCGTAGGTACGGGTGTGCGTAGTTGCCCTTTTCCACGATGGCGGCTGCGATATACGCCGCCGAGACGAAGTAGTCGCCCAACCGAGGCTCGACAGGCTTGCTGCGCATCCACTCTTCGATGTATTTCACGAAGCCGTAGAAGGTCTCGTAGCCCTCTGTCTCTGTCGGGTCCTGGTCGTTGAAGTCGATGTCTGGCGACTCGAACGGGAAGCCAACGGGCACCGCGCTCCCAGTGTCGGTAAACTGGAGCCCGTGCTGCGCAGAGCGCCCTTTTGCGATGTTGGTCCGTTTGCCCGACCCGAACTCGACAATCGCGGCGTACTCGGCCAGCCCCATGTCGACGCCGACCGACCACTCCAGATGGCCAGTCTCTTGGGTGAGCGCGTGGTAAAGTTGCCCACTCCAGTCAGCGTCGTTGAGAATATACTGCTGGGCGTCACGGTAGAGCAGGTTCATGGCCGCGCCGACACGCTTGTGGAGTTCCTTTCGCAGGTCGTCTTTTACGTCGTCCACGCTGGCCACAACTTGTGGCACGTTGTGGTCAAAGTCCACGACCATTACTGTCGCCTCACGAAGGAGATAACCCAAAAGTCCGTGTCTGGCGACGGCGTGCCGTCGGCGTCACCGTCGTCGGGATGTCCGACGACCGTGTCCACCTCGTACTTGACGCCACCGTGAACGATACGGTCGTTGAGCGCCATGTCGACGCTGCCATCGGCCGCCGCAAGGCCACCAAGGCTGCCATCAACCTGTTCGCCTGCAAGCTCTTTGCCGACGCTCTCACGCGGTTCAAACAGCCACAGAGACTCCGTGTGCTCGCTCGTGGTCGTCTGCGTATCATCCAGCGACCCCTGGGTCTCGGTCGGTCGTTCGACGGTCACGCGGCGCTGGTGCGAGCGAATGACGCGGCTGATGCCGCCCAGCCCGCGCCGCCGTGGAATACCCGTCGAGACCGTCATCCGATATACCCAGCCGTGTTGCGGAATTGCAGGTCCTGTTCGTGGTCAAATTGCACTTCGGCCTTCGAAAGTCCCTGGTTCACCTCGCTGCCCCAGGACTGCAACTGCTGGGAGTCCTCGGGGTCAGCGTTGTGAAAAGTCAACGACTCGTCACCGATGCCGTAAGACTCGATGTTGACGTTTTCGACGGCTTCTTTGGCCTTCATGGCCGTCATGGCGACGAGGGCCTGCCCGTAGGCAAGGTCCGCGTACCACTCCGTCGAGCCCGTCTTCATGTAGAGAATCCGCTTGGCGTCTTCGAGGTTGCCCTTGGCCTGTTCGTCTGGCCACTCGTCGCCGTTGTCGGCGTACGAGGTCTTGTCACGGACGGCGAATAACAGTTCGTTGTCGTTCGTGACCGCGAAATCTGGCAGGCTCATAAGATGCTCACTACGTCGGTGATAATGTTCGCCCCCGACGCGAGCCCGTAGCCCACGCCAACGAGGGCAACCTTTTCAAGGCGGCTGATGCGACCTTCGTGGTCGTCCAGCGTATCGTCTACGTCGCGCTCACGGTACGTGAGCCCGTCGGCCGACCCGTCAGACGACATGACCATCACCTCGACGCCTTAGAACAGCGTCGAGACGTTCTCGATTTTGATGGCGTCGTAGGCGATGTCGCCGCCCGACCCGTCGTCGGTCTGGTGCGAGCCGAAGCCGAAGGCCTGGCCAGCGCGCCAATAGTACTCGTACTCCAGGGCCCCACCGTTCTTGCGGATGGGCTCCTGAATGAGCGTCGGCTCGGGCTGCTCGTAGACCTCGAAGAAGTCCCCACCGTGGTCGGGGATAAGGTACATCACGTCGTCGTCGGCACCGTTCGACGCGGCGGGCAGGTTGCCCGTGAGGTCGAACTGGAGCGTCTCGGGCTGGTCGGGGGCGGTCCGTAGCCCAGTCTGGCTGGGAATCAGGAACTCGCCACCGACAATGGACTGCCCGACGTTCGCGGCGTCGTCGCCCAGGTCCATAATCTGGGACTTGAGCGCGGCGCCGCTGTTGTCGTCAATCGTGTTCCACAGCGCACGGACGTTGTGCGGGTACATCGCAAAGTCCCACGAGTCGTCGGCGTAGATACCGCTCGTCTGCTCGTAGGCGACCCGCTGGACGATGTTCGACGGCTGCCCGCCGTTCGAGAGGCGGTAGTTGTCGTAGTTGGCGTCCCCAGCGTTGATGACGTTGCTGGCGGGGATGTTGTCATCGAGCCAGTCGAAGATGCCAGGCTGGACCTCGTTGCCCTGCTCGTCCGTGATGCCGAGCATGAACTGGAGGTCGGCCTGGATGTCGAACATCTCCATGACGGCGTCCTGGCCGCGGTTCACCTTTTCCTGTGCCTGGCCGATTTCGAGGTCCTCCGCGTCCACAGTCATGCTGTGGGTCATCCGCGGAATGAGGACCTCGTCCCCGATGTACCGCTGGATGTCGACGTTGCCCAGGACCTCGCCAACGCCAGTGGTCCCCTCGGGCATGTCGGAGTCGGGAGTGACGTAGACGCCGTCACCCTCTTCAATCTTGCGGGTGCCACGCTCCATCTCGGTGAGCGGGGCAACCTCTCGGCGCAGGCCCCGACGGTCACGGCCCTCACGGGCCAGCATCACGTCTTCGTCGGGCTCAACCTGCTCAGTGAAGTCGTCTTCGTGGTGGAAAGAAGTCGTTGCCATGTTATGTTACCTCTGTGTTACTCCTGGGGCTCGCTGAAGAGCACAACCCGCGTGGGGTCGTCGTACTCCGACACGTCGCCGCCCTTGTTCAGCGGGCCAGCGGGACGATAGGCCACGCCGATAGCCTTGAAGTTGTTGTTCGAGCGGTTGAACGTGGTGGTCCCGTCCGAGTACCCCTCTTCGACAACCCGCCCTTCGAACTCGTCAGCCGACCCCTGCACGGCCGACGCGTCAACGTAGCCCACAACGTCTCGGTGGGAGACGGTCGGGGCGGGGTCAGTACCGTTGTCTTTCGGGGTCTTGACCTTGACCACGGCCGAGTCCTCGAAAGGCTGGTACTGCACGCGATTGCGCTGTTCGTCGTTCGGGTCGTACTCCTCGGGGACAACGTCGTCGTCGTACTCCCGAGCAAATGCTTGTGCGTCGTAGCGGGCCAGGGCTGCGTTTTCGCCAGCGTCGGCGAACGTCAGCACCGTGACGCCGTCACCGTCGTCGTGGACAAGCTCCCCAGGTTCGACAACCTCGGTCGCAAGTCCCGACTGCGGGGAACGGTCAGCCTGCTCGACGTAAAATTCGAGTGCCATGAATTGTATCCTCGTTGTGTTCTATGTGGTAGTAGTCCGAGTGGCTTTTAAAAGGCCGTCAGGCCCCGTGCCCGCGGCCGAAGCTGCGGGTACCACTCATGGTGCGGTCGGCCGTTTCCTCGTCTTCGCCGCCGTCGGTGGTCTCGTCAATCGTCTTGACGGACGTGTCGGCGGCTTCGAGAACCTCCTCCCGACGCTCGATTTCCTCGTCCAGCACGTCGAGCGGGTCGTCAGCCTCGTCGGCCGTCTCCTCCCACTCTTCGCGCTCGGCACCGAGGTCCTCCAGCGTGTCAAGGCGGTCTTCGATGTCAGCCTCCCGATACTCCGCAAGTTCGTCTCGGAGGTCCTCGACCTCGGTGGCCTTGGCGTCAAGGTCCGCAACGAGGTCCTCGACGGCCTCGCACGGACACTCGTCTTCCTCCAGTTCGACCGAGAAGTGCTCGGCCTGGTCGAAGGCCTCAGTAAGCGTCTCTTCCATCTCGTCAACATCCTCCCGCAGCGCGTCACGCTCCTCGACAAGTTCCGACACAGCGTCGTTCTTGTCGGCGAGAGCGTCAACACTAAGGGACGGGATGTCGAAGTCGTTTCCGTTGTCGTCTGCCATGTTTGTACTGTTTGAAGTAGTGTTTGTAGAACCGCAGCCGCAGGCCCCGTCGCTCGACTCTTCCATGTCCCCGCCTGGCACCTCGCAGTCCAGTTCCCGAGCCCGCTCTTTGATGCGGGATTCGAGCGTCGACTGCTCGATGCTGTAGTCGCCATGCCCACGAAGGTGCCAGGCGTCGTCCACGTCCGAGCAGTTGTTGATGGGATACTTGGGCTCATCATCGCCCGTTTCGTCGGGTGCGATAGCAAAGAACTGCCCATCTTCCTCGTAGTCCATCATCGGCGGGTTGATGACGTACGCCCGCTCGTGGTCTTCCATCTCGATAAGCTCTTCCTCGGTGAAGTCCTCCATGGAGTGGAAGCTGGTCGACGCGTCGACAGATACGATAGTGCCAGTGTCGTTCGACTCGACGGTCAGCGTACCGTGTTTGTGGGCAACCGTCTTTCCGTCGTCTTCTTCAATCAAGTAGACAGGTTCGTCGCCTGCACAGATTTCGTGGTCACCGTCGATGCGGTCACTGAAACAACCGTCTGTTTTACTGTCGACAATTTTCCCACGGGCGTCTCCACCTTGCCAAGAGACAACAGTACCTTCGTTATACACGTGCTGACTGTCGTGATTGAGTCCACAACCGTCTTCACCAGAGCACCGACCCTGTTCGACGCCCGCGATGTGGTCACCGTAGATGTTGACCTGGAAGCCATCGACGTTGTCGTCGGTCAGGTCGCCCGTGTCACCGTCGTACTCCGCGTAAACACGGTTGTAAAAGCCAGGTGACACATCCTGGTTTTCTTCGATGAACGCCAGCGCCTCGTCGTCCTCGGTCGGAACGTACAGGTCACCGCGGAGGCGGTCTTCGTCCTCGTCGTAGTGGACGCCGCGCCAAAAGCCGTGGATGTCGTCCACGTCCTTGACCATCCCCGTGTCGGGGTGGGTCACGGTGTAGGGCGCGTTGTCGAACGACCAGGCGGCCTGCTTGAGTTCGTCGGCGGGCTTCTTGTACCACTCGACGCCATCACCGACCATGTAGGGCTGCTTGATGGGACGAGCGATGGTGGCACCCGCTATCTTGTAGAAGCGGTCTGTGTCGAACGCCCCCTCCAGGTCGGACGGCGCGTCGACGCGGACGACGTGCTCCTCGTCCCAGGAAAAGGACACGCCATCGTCGGCACTCGATACGACGCCCTCGGCATCTTCGAACGCCGAGACGCCAGCATCGCGTGTAAAAATTGGGTCAGTCATGTGCCACCGTCCTGTTGACGTAGTAGTCTAAGTGGGGGGTTAAAAGGCTACGCGATGTCTTCATCGACGCTCACCGTGATGTCAGTATTGTTGGGGAAGGTTTCGACGCTGCCATCGGTGTACTCGACCTCGAACTCGGCGGAATAGCGACCGACCGTGTCCGTGTCACCGTCCTGCCAGGCGTAGGTGACTCGACCGTCGTCAGCGTTAATAATCGACGCTGGTTCATCGACAATTACGTCACCCGTATCGACGGACTCCATGTGGAACCTGACTTCCGTTGCATCGCTCAGGTCTCGTGGGTCACCAAAGTCTTCTCGAAGCTGTGCTTTGATTGCGGGGCGCGTGTCACCGCGCTTGATGTAAAAATCGTGCATTATTCCATGATTGTGACTGTGGTCCTGCTTTCGTCCAGGTCGGCCACCGTCGACTCGTTTTGGATGACGGCCTCGTTGGCTCCTGTCAGTGAAGCGAACAGCAGGAAGAACGCTGCCGTGCGGGCAGTGAGGTTCGTCGTGTCAATCTCACCCAACAGCCCCACTGCGTCGGCGGTGCTGAACCCATCGTCTCGGGCCGTCCGCGCAACAAGGTGGGCGACGGCGGCCGCAGCGTCGGCCTTACTGTCGACAATCCCACTCTGGACCAACGCCGAGGCCACGGTCGGTGCGATGTCGCTTACCGCCGCCGTATTCGCCACGCTGGTCAGCGCGGTCGGCGTCGTGCTGGTCCGCGTTCCGCCACGCGAAGACGACTGGGACCCGCTGGCAACCTGGTCGGTCGGCGCGGCGTTCACGACGCTGCCAGTTGCCCCAGACGAAGTGGGTGGGTCAGCAACCAAGCCAGTACCAGCAAACTCGTGTGGAAGCGCACCCAGCGTCGATGTGGTTGTCGTGTTGTCACCAGCTTGCCCCGTAAGCAGCGCCGTCGTGGGTGCCAGCAGTGGTGTGGCGCTGGCTGTACCAGTACTCTCGAACGTGTCTGTCGACCCAACAGTTTTGGCGACCTTGATAAACGTCTGCGCGCCGACGCTTGCTGCCAGGCTGTCCGAGAACTTCCCGTCCACGCGCAGGTCGCTGGACTCCACGCGTATCACGATGCTCATAGTCGGCGTGAGCGGCGCGTGAGTGGCGTCCTGGGCCAGGGCCGATGCCTGGGTCTCGGTAGACAACGAAGCCGTCTGTGCGCCCGCTGTGGCGCTCTGTGCGGACAGCACGGCAAACACGTCGGCGGTCGCACCAGCGGCAACACCGTCGAGTTGTGCGCCTTCGACCTGCCCCAACGACACGACAGCCGAGTTTGCGAAGGTGGCGACAGTCTCGATACTTAGGGCTGTGCCCTCCACAGCCTCAGCAACCGCAGACCCGACCGTCTGGTCACCAGCCACACTCGATAGCACCGCCTGCTGCTGAACGGCAGAAACCTGTAGTAAGATATTTCCTACACTTGTCGTGCCGTTAGCGGTGGTCAGCGTTGTATCAGCAGACAGCGTTGTGCTGGTATCAACTGGACTACCACGTGCACTAAAGAGCGCACTTCCCAGCGAAGCCACACCCGTTGCGCCAATCGTTTCAGTGGTGCTTGTGGTTGTTACGTCGCCACCACCACCTTTGGGCGTGCTGTTGACGCGCACCCATACGCGGTGGACGGTCGTTTGGCTTTCATCACCAGGAAAGTCGTCCACTTCCCAACGGTTGCCCGACCCCGCCAACGCCCAGTGGTGCTCGCCACCCTGGTACATCGGGAACTCGTATCCGAAAATGTGATTACTGTCAGTTGAAGTAGCACTATTTCCTACGTCAGGCAGCGCCGCGGTATGGTCAGAATAGTATGTGTCCGCCTGTAAAGCCGTACCACCATCCTGCGTCGAGTTATCTACGATGGCGTCGATGGCCGTCTGGTCGGTCGTAAAGTAGTTAATGCGACGGCCGTGGTTTTCCGTCTCGGCCTCCAGGCGCACCGCGTCGACCGACCACGTGCCATATTGCGTGATGTTGTCGACGTGGCGAAGCTCGCCGCTCGTGCCCAGCGCCTGTACGTCTTCGACGCGGGATAGGCCGTTGGGAAGCTGTGGAAACGTCGAGCCAGGTGCGACCGTGGGGTTTTCACCGCCATAGTGCTCGTAGTTGAGCACGCAGACCCACTTGCCGTACTGGTCGTTCTCGACGGTGACGGTCTTGCCATTAATCGTCTCGGTTTTGATGTCGCCACGCCCAGGAAACAGTCCGCTAACGGTACGTGACGCCGTGTACGTGTCGCCCCCGAGTACCCCGTTGTTACTCGTGTCGTCTGCGGTGACACCGTACTGTGCCTCGTCGCTGGATGTGTCTATTTCTGTAACAAAAACTTCATTTATTACGAGAGAACACGGGTTGCTGTATCCATCAGCACAAAAATATACTCGACAATCCCGACCAAAATTTACGTTATAGGTTTTTACGAGTTCTCCATTAACGTAATATTTTACCGTATCACTGTCTGGACGTTCTATTTCCCAAACTTGGTAATTTCTTGGGTCTTGTGAAAAAACAGAAAACCGCGTTTGGTCAGTATCGGAATCAACGCTTGTTACAGAGTCTGGTGTATCCGCTCTGGCGTAGATTGAAGCGGCAGGTCCAGGGTTATTTTCAGCATGTGGATACGGTTCTCGTTCACGTGGGTCTGATAGCCCAACAACTGCCGCGTGTCTACCTTCAGTGTTTTTGGATTGTGCAATAAGTTTTGTGCCAACTGGAAACTTAACGTCTGTTTCTATACCGATATACGAAGTGGAACTGCCAGACGTGTTGCTTATTGTAACTTCTTCACCAGATACTGACACTGTACCATTATTATTTCCGTAAACAGAAAACTGTCCAAGTGTCCCGTCACTAAAGTCTTCTTCAAACAGCCTCTTTGGCTTTAGCGTCAGATACTGGGGCATTACAACTGCCTGAAAGAACCGCTGTTACTCGGACCGCTCGACCGTGCAGGTCGCGGTCATCGGTTCCGCGTCCTCGATAAGCCCTGGCTGGGCACTGCCCGACTGCTGCCCACCAAGCGCGGCCAGCGTCAGCAGGAACAGGGCCTCTTCTTCAGCGTCCATGGTCAATCAGTTGACCTTCAGACCAGCGCCCGACAGTGTGAGGGTGTCGACCGAGTTGAGGTCGTAGGTCTGGTCGAGTTGCCCCGTCCAGAACAGGTGCTCGGTATCGCCACCGTCACCAGTGTCATCTGCCGTAAAGGTTACAGACACGTAGTATGCGTCAACGTCCTGCGAAGAGTCCGACGTGTCGAACGACTGGTCGGTGATGGTGGTCTGCCAGTCACCTCCAGCGTCGGTGTTCGAGAAGTCCGAACCGTCGAGGGAAGCCGACTGAGCGGCATACGAGCCCCCGCTGGGCTCAGTCGTGATGTCTCCGATGTCGGACCCGTCGGACAGCGCGTCGACGCTGTCGTTGAACAGGCCGACGCTCACGCTATTCGGCTTCGTGACGGTGTCACTGCGGAACACCACGTCGATGACAAATTCTTCTCCAGTGTCGTGTAGTTGGGTCGTCATGGGTTAGTCGCTCTCGGTTTTGTAGTAGTCACAGCGATTGGTTTAAGTTACTCCGCAAGTCGCTCCGCCACGCGGTCCGCAATCTGGTCCATCTCACGGTCGGTCAGCCCGTCAGATGTCGGGTCTTCGGCCGCCGTCGACGTGCCCTGTTCCATGCCGCCACCGTTCTGGCCGACGCGAGGGTTGCCGCCCATGTCTTCGCCCTCACTGCCTGGCAGTGCTGCTTCGGTCCCCATCTGGGCGATGTTGAGGGTCTTGAGCCAGTCGCGCTCTTCCTCGGTAAAGCTGGACTCCCAGTCGATGTCGACCTCGGCCCACTCCTCTTGCAGGATGGCACGCGCCTCGCCAGGCGTAAGCACGAAGTCGTTGACTGCGGCGGAGACGCTTTGCATGACCCGCGACAGGCGTTCGGCGTTGTCCAGTTCCGACAACTCGAACATAGGCGCCCACTCAACCTCGAAGTCCAGGTCGTAGTCCTCGCTGGCACGGCCGTCCGATAGCTGCACCGCCGTGTTGACGAAGCGGTGCATGTCGTTCGTGAACTCGTCGTTTCGGAGGCGCTCGACCTTGTTGAAGTAGTTTTTGATGTCCGTCTCCGAACCCGAGACCGTGCCCGTCTGCGTGCCAAAGAGCACGGACTTGGTCATCTCGATGCCCGCACAAATCTGTTCGAAGATAACATCGAAGTATTCCTCGGGGTCGAGTTGCCCGTCCGTTTGGAAGTCTTCGATTTCGTAGCCGAATGGTGTGACGAGTTCGGACTTGGCGTTAAGATTTTGCATATTTTCGTTTGCTTCCTCCCAGTCGTCCTCGTCGGCGTCCTCGGGCAGTTCGACGTGATACAGCTTGGCGGCGTAGCGGAAGATGGTCTGCATCAGCGCCCAGTTGCCCTTTTTGAGGCCGCGGAGAATGTGGTAGATGGACACGAGGATGGAGTCGCCCTCCAGCCGCCCGAGCGCGTCCTGGTCCAGGTCGCCGTCAACCTCGGGGTTCTCGACGTGGTGGATGAAGCGGTTACGGTGGTAGAACCGCACCAGTTCCTCGGGGTCCTCCTCGTCAACCCAGTCGGGCGGCCCAATCAGGTAGCCCAGCGGCTCCTTGTAGGTCTCGCTCTGTGGGTCTGTGTCCATTACGATGCCCGTGGGGCGAACCTGGTAGTCGTAGTAGTCCAGGTCCTCCAGCGGGTCGGCGTCGGCGCCAGCGGGGATAGAACCGAAGCTCGTGTCGTAGCGGGCGAGGTCGTCCAGTGTGATGTCCTCGACCTTTTTAATCTCTGTGACGTTGGCCTCGACGGGGTCCTCGCCGACGTGGTCCGTGTCGTCTTCGAGCACGAAGTACGTCAGCGCGAAGCCGTCACGGCGGGCCTTTTTCTTGACCCGCTTGTAGTGGGACTCGAAACCGAGGTCGTCCATCAGCGCACGCACGTCGCGGTCGGTCTCGTCTTCCTTAATCTCGAAGCCGTGCTTAAACGCGTCCTCGACGGGCTTGTCGACCAGCGTTTTGGCCAGGCTCGTGCGATACAGCCAGCGCAGTTCGTTGAGGTGCGGGTCGCCCATCAGCTTGCGCGGGTCGACGTTGTCGGCGCTGTCGCCTGGGTCGGTGCCCACACCTGGGGTCCGCGCTGCCGTGTCTTCGCCGTACGTGTGCATCCCCTCTTTGATGTCGAAAGAGACGTTCGTGTCTGTCGTTTCCTCTGGGTCGTCAGTCATGGGTAATCACTGTCATTAGTAGCCACTGCGGTTGTGGGCGCCGACTTTCGTCAGCGTTCTCGTCGTGCCGAACTTCTCGGCAGCTATCCACATGTACGTAAATGCCTGGAAGGCGTCGTCGTTGCGGTCGGCCATCACCTTGAGCTTTTTCTTGCCGTCACTGGTCTCGGTGCGGTCTGTGTAGGGCGCAGTCAGGTGGTCGACCAGCTTTTGCTGGGTGCCATCGCGGCCGTCGGTCAGGTCGCCAGCGGGAATTTCGATACGGCCGTCCTTGAAGTCCGAGACCATATTCTCTATCATGTGGGTGCGGGCGACCGTGCAGTAGGCAGAATTGTCGAAGCTGGAGTCGGAGAACTTGGGTTCGTCCTTATCTTTGATGTTGCCGTAGATAACGCCACAAACGTTGTCCCAGCCGTCGGATTTCCAGATGTTGTTGCCCTCTTGCAGGTCCTCGCGCTGCTTGGCGCCGTACCCCTCGTCCACGGCCACGCGGTCGACCTGGTAGTCTCGCATCCGCCGTTCGACCTCCTCCAGTTCGTCCTGTTTGTTGAGGTCGGGGTCGAGGAACTCGATGTCGCGCAGCACGATGCGGTACTGGTCGTCGTCTTCCTCGATGCGCTCGCCGACCACGATGACCGTGTCCGACGCGTCCTGGGACGAGCCGCCACCCCAGTCGACGCCCATCACGACCTCGCTGTCGTCGTAGACGCGTGCCCGCTCGAAGCCAGCGTCGTGGTCGAACGCTTCCGCGACGTGGTCGTCCGACAGCAAGTCGTTTTCGGGCGTGTAGAACTGCGCCAGCACCTCGTTCTTGAATTTCTTTTCCGTGTACTTCTGGCGCTTGAACTCGATTTTTGCGTTGTCGTGCAGCGGGCTGGCGTACTGGTCGATGTGCCAGCCAGTGACGGTGTAGCCTTCGATACTGTCCAGGGCCTCACGCTTGGACTCGATTTCGGCCTCGATGGCGCCCTCGTCGCCCTCGCCGTCGTCCAACATTTCTTCGAGGGCGTCAATCTCCTCGCGTAGCTCTTCACGCCGCTCCTTGAGTTCGCGGGGGATGAACTCGTCGCCCTCGTCCTCGGCCACCCACTCGCCGCCCTCTTCGTCGTCGTGGGGCTGCCAGTCCTTCTGGTCCGACATTTTCCACAGTTCGTGGAAGAAGGAGTTGGCCATCTTGGGCGTGCCAATGATGAAGATGGTCGGGAAGTAGTCAACCTGGGGCACGCTCTGGTCGATGGCTTCGAGGAACGTGGAGAACATCGACTCGTCAACGTCCTGAAACTCGTCAATAATGCCCCCGTGCCCGTGCAGCCCACGCAGCGCGTCTCCACCACCGTAGGCCGTCCGCGCCTTCACGTCGGCCTCGACGTGGACAGGGCTGCCACTCTCACGTTCGAGTTGGCGCTCGAACTTCTGGTGGCTGACGTTGTTTTTGGTGCGTAGCTGCTCCATCCCCGAGTTTTTGATGGCACCTTTAAAACGGTCCATCACCTCGGCAAACTGGTCCTCGCGGGGTGCCGTGATGTCGAACTCAATCATCGGGAACTGGCTTACACCCCAGTCCGCGATGGCAACGGCCGTGGTCGTTTTCAGTCCGCCACGACAGAAGTTCAGCAGCACGATGTCACCCCAGTTGCCTGGAACCAGCGGTCCCTCGTCGTCGGCGAGGTAGTGGAGGAACTCGCCTTCCTCTTGCTCGTCTTCGGGTTTGTCGGGGTCGATAGGGCCCACGTCGTCGTAGAAGTCGTAGCGACGTGTCGGGTCGTTGGGATGTTGCCAAAAGTTCCTGAGATAGAGACGTATGTCGTGTGGCAGCTTCCGCCGTAGCTCTGGTGGGATGTCGTCGTACATACGGCGTTACTCGATGTCGATAGGCTCTTGCATTTCTTCGGCGAACTCTTCAGCGACCGCAGAGGCGTCTTCAGCGCCGCCAGAGTCGCTTTCTTTGGGCGATACGTCCATCGTGTAGTCGTTCTGCTGGAACGTCACAGCGGCGCTGTCATCGTCGTCTACGGCAACGCCACCGTTCTGGAGATGTTCCTTGATGTCCTTTGCCAGGCGCGACAGCGGCAGGTGGAGGTGGTGCTCTTGGCGCTCGTAGTGCGTGTCAGTAATCTGTCCCTCCATGTCGGCCGACTCGGTCAGCGTGCGCGTCTGCATACCGTCCTCGAACACGACCTCCTGCATGTTCTGGACCTGGACCTCCTTCAGCGCGGCCGTCCAGAGTTCGTTGGCCTGGAACGCATATTTCTCCGCGCTGGGTATCCAGAGTTCGACGGCGACCTCGTCTTCCACGATGATGTCGGACTCGGCAGTGTCGATGACGCGGACCTCCTGTTCCACGTCGAAGTCGTGGGTCGACTGCTGGAGCAGCCCGCGGAACATCTCTACAGCAAAGATGAAACGGTCGGCGGGCAGCTTGCTGGCGAAGTTGACAAAGTTCGTTGCGAAGTAACCGTGCTCGAAGAGTTCGTGTGCTCGTTCCATGAGTGCGTGTCTACTTTGGTGGTTGCGGCAGTAGTCGTCGTACTCGTAGTTGTGGTCGGGAAAATTGCCGACCTTCAGCGCCGTACAAAAGCGAATCTGTCCGTAGCGGTCCTCGTAGTGTCGTAGCGGGACGCCACACTTCGTGTCGTCGTCAGGCGGTTCTGCGGCCCCCGCCATCGGGTTGAGTCGAAACTCGCCGTGGTCGTCACGGCCCCACACACCCTCCTCGCGCTCGAATAGCTCGACGTGCTCGGGCACGCTGTCTGGAACGCGCTCTCGGAGGTCTGTGTCAGTCAT